CTGTTCGATCTGTTTCTCACGCGATTCGAGTTGTCGGTCAATGGTATTGAATGCGGTGCTTAGCTCTGGGTGATGTTCGCGGAGAAATTGACAGAAGGCTTTCTCCCCTTTGAGCTTCTGCTCCGCGTAGTCCTTCTTGATATATCCGAGTCGTTTCCGTTCTGCGAGTTCTTCGCTGTTTGATTTTCCGGGCATAATTCATCCTCCTGTCCGTGGCAGAGATTTGAGGTTATGTATATTTCTATCTTTCAAATACGCGAGTACTTCCGCGATATTCATGAGTTTTTTCGACTTCCACTTCCGGCGGAGTCGGCGTATCGTGGTCACTGCGTTTAAACCTTTTCTAACTGGATCGTGCTGAAGATATCTACGTTGTTCTCATCAGCGGTGCCGACTGCGAGACAGCCAGGGAGTGTCTTGATCCAAGTTTTCAAGCTGGTCCAATCAGTGCATTCTCCCACGTTGGCTGAGTAGTACAGGAAATTTTTTACTTGGTCAACCGATTCGTCGTCCGTACCGATATCGAATTCTCCTTGGAGTCCGGCGTTACAATCTCCACTGATGAGTTTTCCAAGGTATTGGGTGGCGAGTGGAAATTGCTTGGTAAAGAGTCGCCAAAATTCTTTTCTCTCCTCGACATTGTGGATGAACTTATTCTTTTTTCTATCGAAGAATCCTTCTAGGTATCGGTTGTGTTCCCAAAAGTAGTAGGCTGTTTCTAGTTCGCGCTGCAGTTCGTGGAGTCGGGCGAGCGCATTGACCGCGTGTTTGTCGGTTTTGAATTCTGCTTTCAGGTATAGTACATGCTCGCTCATGATGGCACCTCCTCAGTGAGTTGACGGAGCAAAGATAACCGCAAAGCAACTTGTTATGCCGAAGTAACCTTGCAACCGCCAGGCATTTGGTGATCGAAGGATTTGGACGCGCGCATCGTTGAACTGGTCAAAGGTAACAGGGCTGCCGAATCCGAATAGGATCGTTAGGAGGGCATAGAATTCTTCTGAAGGGTCATAGCACGGTTTTCCTGTCTGATTCTCTCGGAGGATAAGGGCGCAGGCGCAGCAAAAGCAGTCATAGCACGCGTGGCGGTTATTGAGGCTCACGCTGGCATGACGCTTTAGTTCCTCCATCGGGAGTTTTCTCGCACGCTGTAGGGATTTTTTCCAAAAATTATTCATAGTGTCGCCTCCTATTTCGTTTCTACGTTTACGTTACCCTGCGAAGTGGTTGAGTACCTCACGGGGCCTGGTCAGCGTAGAATTAGTTCATAGGGGTTCTTTTCTTCTATTTGTCTCTACCGGCTTGTCGGTTCTGGTAGAGGTTCATTTAGCGCTTCACAGACTCGGGTGAGGATATCCTGCCAGTCATGCTTGTCATTCACGTAGAGCACCACTGCCGTTTCGCCATTGCTCGCGTGGAGGACTCGGGCTTCGATGGTCACAGACTGCTCGTTCCTTGCTACCGCGAGACGACCTGCTTGGCGCATGACGCAGCCTTCTGATAACTTTTCAAGTCGCCGTTCCGCATAGGCGAGCAGTTGTCGTTTCATACCTGCAACTTGTTGGGGCGTGGCTCCGGTTCCCATTTGTTTACCTCCTTTGTTATGTAAAGTTACTCACTGCTCACAGGGAGTGCAATCGGCTCCCTGTGAGCCGTGAGGAACCTACCTGGATGCATCCAGGGCGAGTTCATAGGCGCGTTCGACTCGCTTAGCTCCAGCACCAAACAGGAATGAGGATGTTTGCGCGTACCGTTTGAGGTACTGCTCATATTCCACGACGGCGTTGTAGGCCCCCCACGCGGTGCCTGCTGCAGCCGTGGTTAGTGAACCGAGTCCTCTCCCTTGATAGAGGTTGTAGCACGTCTCGCGATGGGAGACTTGGGCTCCGTTCTCACGCTCCCAGGCGGCGAGCACTTCCAGCGCATTCTTTTCCTCGGAGGGATCGACTAGCTTGGCGAGTTGTGCTTCCGGCCTTGGAAGGTCTGGATACACACCCGCGAAGAGTTCTTTGGATTGCTCGTCCTGTAGTTTCTTGCTGGCGAGCAATTCGAAGACTTCCTTAACTGTCTCGTATTCGGCCGCAGCTTGCGCGACTGCGTTTCGTAGGAAGGATTCTAACTGAGCGACGGCATTCTTATAGTGAACGACTCGCCACTCAGTGAGAAAGTTTTTCCCGGAGGCTTCCAGCGTATTGTTGCAAACGACTCGGACTGGTGTCTTTCTGACGACCACGACCTTCCCAGCGACCAACGGATTGACCGCGAGGAGATAGGGCTCTACCTCATCTCCTTTCACGCTGAAGCTCGGGAGCCTTGTGGTGACGAATAGTGTCGAACCCTTGTACAGCAGTCCCAGCGTTTCAACGTACGCGTTCGTGGCTCGGTCCCACGTCTCCAGAAAGGTCTGATGACTGATTTCATGATACAGGTTTGTCACCACAGAATAGACCGTTTGTTTGTCACCTTCCACGCCGACCAAGGCTTTGTAGGTGGTGATAATGCCTGTATCGCGACCAACGACGGGTTCGACTCGGAGCGTGGGGAGCTTGACGAGCCCCCCGGCTTGTACGGCAGGTAATGGCACGTTCAAGACTTGCCCAAGGTCATGCCACGCTGGGTGTCGCAAGGTGACGAATTTCTCTTTGTATATTTCGTGACTCATGCTGTGATCCTCCTGTTGAGTGAATGGTGAACTACTTATGTCTCGACTGTCTTTGGCTTCCGTGCTCATCGGACCTTGACTGGTCTGTTGTACTCTGTACCGCAGCCTCGGCACCGATACCAGGCCAGACATCCGAGTACCCCTAACAAGTGGAGTTCCCCGCAGCACCCTTTTAACACCTGTTTCATTGTGCCACCTCCGGTTCATCCTCTGGATTGTTTTCTCGTGAGAGTTGTTGATTTAACCGATCACGTTCATATTTTGCATCCCGTTTCCTTTTGAAGAACTCACAGTGTGTACCGTTCTCTTCTTTGCTGAGTTCCTCATTCCATACTACGTTCTTCACATACCAACATAATGGCCGAGGGCTTGCTGAGATATAGTAGCGAAGGACTTTCATAATAACCCCTCCGGTTGAATGTGCGCTGACGACCCTATGATACCAGGGATCATTTAAAAGTCAAGCTAAATTTTCAATAGGTTAAGAAGTTTTTGACATGCAAATGGTATACCAGGGCTTGTACTCTCTTTAGTGCTGTGATAGTCTCGAACTAACAAAATCCGTAGCATCTTATAAGGAAAGGAAGTTGATATGCTTACTCAACAATCAGACCTCAGTCAAGGCTATTACGTGGAATTCTACGTACATGGGGATGGAACGTATGCAGTCGGCGAGCCGCACCCTATCAGTGAAGAGAAGGATGAAGAAGGGCGGGAGCAGGAACAAGAGCCCGAGTCGATCCCTGACCTGACCGCCGCGTTGAAGACGCTTCTGAATGTCGTCAAGACAAATCCAATTGGAGCATCCGACCAGGAATCGTTCGACGCAGGCTACCAAGCGCAAGAGCCGAAGATGAGCAAGGAGCGTGCCTGAAAATGACCGCCGCATTGCCATCAGGAGGCACGATCTCGGCATGCCGTGATCCATGGCTAAGGGGAAACTGGCAGGGAATCGGGCGAGATACTGACCAGGGAGACAGGGGCGGATTGCGCCAGGGCGATGGGCGAGGCGCTGACTGTGGTATGACAGCTGTACGCCAGAAAGAGAAACGCGGATCGGATGATTGTGGCCTGATAGCTGTACGCCAAGGCGCACCTGCGGCGTGCAAAGGATCGCGCGCGTCCGATGTCTCGCTCCCGGTTCGCGGCTTGTCGGACATGGCCCCCCAGGGGAGGGTCTTTTTTCTCAGGCTCCGAGAGGGGGCCCCTGACCCCCAGCACCCCGCGCTGTTCCATCGACACCCCTCGCCACACGTCTCGTCTACCACCCACAAGGTTGGCACGCATTTTTATAGTTTTGACCTTAAAAATTTTTTGCGCAACACCGCCTAAATTTTTTGGAGCATATCCATGGATATTTTTGATGAACTTCCTGTTCGTATGGAATATGACAAAAGGGATCCACTTCAAATCCTTGTGATGCTATTCCGCGATGGACATGAACACTACACCCGAGTCTCTATCTCCGGCGCAGAGAAAGTGATGCTGGAGCGTATTATCGGCGAGGTAACCCATGGCACTTGATCGACAAGACAAACGGCAACGCGCGACCATCGGATTGACGCCAGCAGAGGAACAGATCGCCCAATACTTCGCCCAAGGAATGTCCCTCGCCGACGCATACCGGAAGTTGCATCCTGAAAAACAGAACCTAAGCGATATGGCGGCCGGGGCTGGGGGAGCCATTTTTTGGCGGAAAGAACTTTTGCAAGCCCGCGTGAAAGATATCCAAAGCAAAGCGGCCGAAAAGGTCGTCAATAAAATCAGTTACACGCTCGAAACCGCAATGGAGGAATGCGGCGACGCGCTCAACATGGCAAAAGCTAATATGAAAGCGAGCGAGATGGTGACCGCGATCAGGCTCAAAGCCGAACTGAACGGACTCCTGGTCAAGATGGCGAAGAACCCGAAGGACAAAACCCCGCTGGATGACTTCACCACCGATGAGTTGAAGGATGTCCTGCGAGAGATCCACAAACAGAAGACCGGAGGCAAACTCCTCACGGTCGTAAAATAAGGAGGGACTATGGCGATTGCCCATATTAATATTGAAGACGCCCCACACGGCGAAATCAATCTCCAGATCTGTTACAAGGAAGGATTCGACGTCAAATCGAACGCCCATCAGCACGCTTACCAAATCATGCAGTGGATGGACAAGAATCTCAAACGCGCCGAAGAAGCGACCTGCGAGGTGTCTCCGGCAATTCGTCAACCGAACCTGGCTGACGAGGGAGTGGTCCTCCATGGCTGACGAAGGAGGAGCGCCTGAGTATCGTGGGCAGGCCATTCATTTCGCGGCCATTATTGTGGAACTGGCGAAGGCTGCGTCCCGCGATCGTCTGGCGCTCATGAGCGAGAGCGGCTTTAATCGGCTGACCTCCGCGGTGAAGGACGCGAAAGCCTTCTTAATACAGGAGGGGCTTGACACGCCCATCCTTCGCGCCGTTGGACAGGAGGTGACGCGTGTATGATCTCGAACTCACTCCGATGGATGATCTCGTGGTTGAACTCATGAAGCGGGCTCCGCATGGCATTTTTATCCTTGGGAAACTCTCTCCAGAAGGAGAACTGACGTATAAGATCCGGCGATGGGGAAGTGCCTTTGTCCAACTGGGCTGCTTGAAACTCGCAGACATCCATATGCTCGAATCAACCGGTCAGGAGGAAACGATCGACCCGGAGGATTTCTGAATGAACGCGGCACAACTCGAAGAACAGGTCAATCGAGTCCTGTCACGCAGAGCCCTCGATCTCTATGAGCCCTACGAGAAACAGAAGGAGTTCCATGCAGCCGGGAGTCTCCCTGGGATTCGAGAACGCCTCCTCAAAGCCGGGAACCAATTAGGGAAGACCCTCGGAGCGGGAAATGAAACCGCGATGCACCTTACGGGGAAATATCCCGACTGGTGGGTCGGGCATCGCTTCACGCATCCCGTCTCCGGCTGGGTGGGATCCCCTACAGGACAGACGGTGCGTGACAATGCGCAACGGATTCTCTTAGGCCGCCCGGAGAATATCGGCACGGGGGCAATTCCGTATCACGATCTTGTGGACATGAAGAAGGCCGCGGGGAACGTCCCTGATCTCATCGAAACCATCGTTGTGCGTCACGTCACTGGGGGCACCTCGACCATTACGTTGAAAACGTACGATCAGGGACGGATCCGCTGGCAGGGGGAATCCTTGGACTTTGTCTGGTTCGACGAAGAACCGCCCCAAGAGATCTATTCGGAGGGCTGCACGAGAACCGTTGCCACCCACGGGATTGTCTACATGACCTTCACGCCGCTCCTCGGGATGTCTGATGTCGTGCGGCGATTCTTGAAAGAGAAGCCCCCAATGACACACGTCACGAGTATGACGATCTATGACGCGAAGCACTTTACGGACGAGCAACGCGAGCAGGAGATCGCCCGCTATCCAGCCCATGAACGGGAAGCCCGCGCTTTGGGAATCCCAATCATGGGCAGCGGCCGCGTCTTCGATACTGACGAAAAACTTATCACAGTTCCCGCCTTTCCGATCGCTCCGCACTGGTCCCGGCTTGCTGCGATGGATATCGGATTCGATCACCCGACCGCCTGCGTGTGGTTGGCCTGGGATAAGGATACCGACATTGTCTATCTCTATGATGCCTATCGGGTCTCGAAAGAGATCCCCGCCGTACATGCCGCAGCGATTCGATCACGCGGATCATGGATCCCGGTCATGTGGCCGCACGATGCGTTGCAGCACGAGAAGGGATCCGGCGTGACGATTGCGAACCAGTACCGGGCGCTTCAGGTGTCCATGCATCCGGAGAAAGCCACGCATGCGCCAGAACGCGGTAAACCAGAAGGGACCGGAGGCTACAGTTTTGAAGCGGGAATTCTTGACATGATGGACCGGATGAAGACCGGACGGCTCAAAGTCTTCAAACATCTGGTAGACTGGTTTGAAGAGTATCGACTCTATCACCGGGAGAAAGGGCTCGTGGTCAAAGAACAGGACGATCTCATGTCCGCGACGCGAATTGGGCTGATGATGTTGCGGCACGCGAAAAGTAGTGCCCAAGTCGGGGCGCGGCGAGCGTCGCTCCCAGGGTATCAACCCACTGATGTCACGATGGGGGTTCTGGGATGACGCAAGATGAAACTAATCTGGTCGTGTTGACGCTGTCACGGATTGAAACCAAGATTGATACAATCGGGGCAAAAGTCTCGGAGCATGAGGGGGCGCTCAAGATCCTGAAATGGGTGGTCGGGCTCGTGGCGGTGGCCATGCCGACGATTGGAGAAGGCGTCCGCAGTTGGTTTGCGAGGTGGCACTGATGCCGCTCCTCGATTCCGCCAGTCCGGAGGCATTCAAGAAGAATATCGCCAGGGAAGTTGAATCACAAAAAGCCAAGGGCCATTCCCCTCACAAGGCCGCACAGATTGCCGCTGCGATCGCCTATCGCGTGAAGCGGCGTGCCGCGGCGAAACGACGGAGACGCACATGATATTCGACGCACGATTCTACGCACGATTCGACGCAGGGCGCTTCCTATTCAGTCTTGCTTTGCTGGTGTTGCTGGCTTCCAGTTCGTGGGCGTCCGACACGACGCAAGTGATTACCTTGGGGAATGACGTGACGACCGATACGACGATTGCGGCCCAGGTCGTGCCCAACGGCATGAATGGCTACAAGTCCGTCTATGGTCAGGTGGTGTGCTCGTCAGGCGCGTGTACGCAGACCCAAAAGATCTACGGCACGTCTAAGTTGAGTGATACAACCAATGGGATTCTCCTCTGTACCTTGACGTTGTCGGGCACCACCCGCGCGCAGGATGCCTGCCCGGTCATGCAGGCCGTCTTTGTCGGGTTCTATCTCGTCACAAGTAACACCGCCGGGACCGCGGCCTCCGGGTCGGTGATCCTGATGTATGGAGGGCCCGTGCAATGACGCGTCTACGCCAATTACTCATTCAACTCCTAATCGTAGCAGGATTAGTAGTTGGAAATTCTTCAGTCTACGCCACAGGCGTCTTAACCCCGGCCGCGTCAGTCGCCGGAGGGAGCGGTGGGGGAGCCAGTGCGGGTGAAGCCACCGATATTAACGGTCTCCTCTTGGGAAACGGCTCGGTCCTCGCTGCGTACGCTGGAACGACCTGTACCAATCAGCTAGTGCGGGTTCTCAGTGCGGCCGGAGCCGCGACCTGTGTCACGATCACCAGTGCCTATGTGGACAGTTCGATTCAGTTAGCCCTCTCCGGGCTGACCGGGAACTTGACGATTTTTGATGGCTCGCAAGCTTCGCGTACGATCACGATGGGCGTCACGGGGACCGATCCCGTGATGACGGTCAGTGCCAGTACGATTAACGTCTCGACTGGGGCGTTCCAAGTCGGCGGGGTGGCCGTCTTGACCGGGATTACGGCCTCCCAAGTATTGACCGCACTCGCGGCGGCAACTGGAAATGTGACGCTGTGGGATGGGAGCAACGCCACGCAGACCTTGACGGCTGCGGTCAGTGGGATCGATCCGGTCATCACCTTTAGTAATGGCCTCATCAATATCACGACGGGGGCGTTACAAGTGGCAGGATCTTCGGTACTGACCGCCGTCGTGGAGAGTAACCTCAGTTTCACCGACGTGACAACCGGTAATGCGTCCACTACCAAGCATGGTTTACTCGTCAAACTTCCGAACGACGCGACGAAATATATGGATGGAACGGGCGTCTGGTCGGTTCCGGCTGGATCCGCGGATCTGTCAGGAGCCAATGTCCTCTGCTCGAATGATTGTTCATCCTTGTTCCCCAATATGACGAACGTGGGTACGCCGCTCTCTCCCACCGACGATTGCGTGGGGGTTGGGGATGGATCGGCCTTTGCGTGTAAAGTCCTCGCGAATGGGATCACGAAGTACACCACCTCCACGAATACGTTCAGTGCGGCAACGGAAGCGGATATCCCTTTTTCTGACATTACAACTGGAAATGCGAGTACGTCTAATCACGGATTTCTCAAGAAGCTTGACAATAATAATAGTAACTGCATGTCTGGCCAAGGAAACTGGGTGGCGTGCAGTGGCGGGAGTGGTACTGTCGTTTGGGAAGAGCCACAAGGGTTACGTCTATCACTAACTAGCAATACTTACATTACAACCAGTGATGTAACTGGTGCAACAACCCTCTATTACACTCCAGTCGTTTCTGGGGGGTATGGTGTTGTCACTTGCTATAACGGCTCAGCCCTAGAGAAGCAAGCCATTCAGCAAAAGAGTCTTGCTACTCCATCGCTGACTGCGGCAAAGCCCTATGACATCTTCTATGATTGTGTCAATGGTGATGTTGAAGCCTTGGTGTGGACAAACGGTACGACACGCGCAACTGCCTTGGCTGACCAAAATGGAGCGATTGTAAAGACTGGTGATCTCACCAAGCTCTATTTGGGGACGATTTATTCCAGCGGCACTGACACAATGGAAGACAGCGCTGCAAAGCGGTTAGTATGTAATGCTTACAACAAAGTAGATCGTCAACTTGTGGCTGTAGATACAGCCAATACTTGGAGTGCCCCTGGGGCAACAACCTGGAGGCAGGCTAATTCCAATACTGCAAATAAAGTAGAGACAATTGCTTGCCTCGCTGGACAAACTACGATTGACTTGACACTTATTGTCATGCACGCGGGTGGTGGGACCGACGATGGCGCGCTAGCCATTGGTGTGGACAGCGTGACTTCACCAAGTTGTGGTCCTGGGGTTCTTCCTTGTATGTTTCTTGGAAACACCACAACGCTTCTGGTGTCTAATCTTCGATACACGGCTCCAGTTGCTCTCGGGTATCACTACTTTAGTTGGATGGAATATACCGGAACAGCCATCACGACACGTACATTTTATGGTGATAACGGCGGTGGTGTTGGAGCACAGTCTGGATTGATTGGAAAGGTACGGCAGTGATTTGGAGACTCGGATGATGATTCGAAAATCTCTTCTGACGTTTGTCCTATGCTGTGTGGCGTCGATGGCGTGCGCCTCCACGCTCAAACTTGTGCCGACGACGATGTCTACCGGTGGGGGCGGGGGTAGTGTGACTGTCTTGCAACCTACTCAGGTTCAGTACCTCGGGGCCTGTAAATTTCCTGAAGGGGCGGTGGGAGTCTCATCCTGGGGCTATGGTGGTGATAGTCTCACGTTCTATCCTGGTGGGAATGGGGGAGCCGGATCCCTCTTTGGGAGCGGGCACGTCTATCAAAAAGCCATTAGCGAAGTGAGCCTCTGTACGCCACAAATTAGCGCGAATCAAATTCCGAGTGAACTCAATGCGGTGACAACCCTTCAGACATTCGCCGATATTACGGATGGCCTCAATACGGCCGATGGACAGGGGAACGTTTCGGTCCATTATGTGCCTGCTAACGGCTCACAAAGCGTTGGGCATATTTGGTTCTTTGGCTGGGTGCCCTATAACGTCAACGGGTGTGATGAACCGACGCACGGGTTTGGCTGGTCCGGGACGAATATGGCGAGTTCGACCGCCTCGGGATTATGGACCCTCAGTAATATTGCCAGTGGATTTATTGGCCGCAGTTTTGTGAACGTCCCGGCGAGTTGGGCAGATGCGGCGGATCACTCGTCAACAGCCGGGAAGTATCTCATGGTGTGGAGGAATCGCCAGAACGGACTCTGCGCCGGGTATGGCCCATCAGGATGGGTGGTGAGCCCGCAGACGACGGATACACCCCCGGCGAATGGCTCGGCCTTGGCGAATGTCAACATCCTCTATTACGGCAACACGAAAAATAATGCCTTCTATTACGCGCCCTCGTATGGGGCGCAGTACTACGAAGGCAGCAAGATCAGTGATACCTATCAGGCCGATGATATGTGGCTCGCAGGAGCCTGGCCAGAGAATGTCGGTGGCACGACGGCCTTGTTATTTATTGGACAAAAGTCCGATGGATTTAAAGCGGCGGTGGCGGAAATCACGGCATTAGATATGCAAACGTGGTACGGCAACGCACGATCGGCCTTTGCGATCAGTGGGAAAAGTGGGACGTTGACGGGGACGGCTACCGGAGCGACGTCTGGGTTCGTCGCCAATATCGTCAACGTCACGACCAACTATGCGATCTTGGAATTTCAAAGTGAGGGCGGGACGTTTCCGATGGGCTTCACAAACGGGGAGACGGTCAATGCTTCTGGGGGCGGGCACTTTACGATCACGACGCCTGCCGCGTATAGCGACTGCGAATACCCCCACGGCTTTCATACTTGTAAGCATCACGCGGAGATTGTGGCCTACAATCCAGATGATCTCGCAAGCTATGTGAAGGGGTCTCTCTCGAAGGTCACGCCTGCCTGGACGCTGGATATTAGCAGCTACCTCTGGCACTGCCCGGATGGGTGCGAACTCGGGGGTGGAGGCTTTGACGCGACGAATAATAAGATCTACGTGACCCAGAAAACGGCCTACTACAATGGCGATCCGTATCCCATTGTGCATGTGTTCAAACTGAATGCGCCGTAAGGAGTTAGCATGCCGACGATGACAGAAGAGCACGAACTACCGGAAGAAATCCTCGCCGACCTGAAAGAACTCTCTCCCAAGAAGCTTGACTTCATCGATTCGCTCACTACGGTCTTACTTAAGAAACGTGAAGAGGCGATGCAGTTTCGAAAGAATGAAGGTCTGGAGGATGTCTGGTCATTGGGGGAAGAGCAGTATAACGGGATCGATGACGCGAACCGCGGCGAATTCAAGGACCTGAAATGGGTCAAGCCGCTCGTCATGAATGCCCCTATTACTACAACCGGGGTGGTTCGCGGCCCGGAAGATCCTCGCTCGACCGCGTTCGTTCGGATTACGAGCCGGTATGTCGATGTGGCCTCCGCGAAGATCGGGGAAATTCTCTTGCCAATTGATGATAAGGCGTTCTCCTTTGAGCCGACGCCCGTGCCGGAACTCGTCAAGATGGCGGGCGATACTCGGCAAGTGACGCATGACGGGCAGGCGTTGTATCGTGACGCCCGCCCGGAAGAGATCCAGACGCTGCCGACTGCCGACCCCGCCGCTCCGCAGGATCCGACGCAACCGGTGCAGAAACCACGCATGCCACTGACCTATAAAGAGTTGGCGGAAGAGCAGATGGAGACGGCGCGGACGAAGGCGAAGAACGCGGAAACCCGGATCTACGATTGGATGGTGCAGTCGCAATACCCGCGTGAACTCCGCAAGGTCATCTTTGATGCGGCTCGCTTGGGCGTCGGTGTTCTGAAGGGGCCCTATCCCAATAAGAAGCGCGTGATGGCGGTGACGACGGTGACGGACGCCACACTCGGGCGCGTTCCTGCAGTCCAGAACGCGTCCTCTTCTCCCGCATTTACGCTGCAAGTGAAAGATGAAATCACCCCCGCCTGTAGCTGGAAAGATGTCTGGAACATCTTCCCGGCTCCATCCTGCGGGGAATCGATCAATGATGGGGAGTATATCTTTGAGCGCGATTTTCTCTCTTCAAAACAAGTTCGAAAACTCAAAGGACTCCCTGGATATTTAGACGCGCAGATTGACAAAGTGTTAGAGGAAGGTCCTGGGCATAGGATGCCCGAGAATCGGAATCCGCAAGACAATGAGGAGGAGAAGCGGAAACATCAGTTTGAAATCTGGTACTACACGGGGGATATCAAACGCGAGGAATTGGAGCAACTGAATCCGAAGGCGGTCAAAGGCATTAAAAAAGAGATACAGGATGTCCATGCCCTCGTCACGATGATCAATGATACGGTCGTGCGGGCCACGCTGAATCCGCTCGACTCTGGTGAATTGAATTACCACAATATGCCCTGGCAACGACGGCCTGGCTGTTGGGCGGGGGTGGGGATTCCGGAACAGATTCGCGTGCCGCAACGGATTGTGAACGCCGCGACACGGGCAATGCTGAATAATGGCGGCGTCGCGTCTGGGGCCCAGATCGTGGTCGATCAAACCGGGATTAAACCTGCCAATGAGCAGTGGGTGATTACTCCAAATAAGATCTGGTACAAGTCGGCAGACGGCTCAATGGATGATGTCAATAAAGCCTTCGCGGTGTTTCAGATCCCGATGGTCCAACGGGAGTTAATGGAAATCATTCAGTACGGGCTCCGGCTGGCAGAAGAAGTGACCAGCGTGCCCCTCATCACGCAAGGACAGACGGGCCCGACGACACCGGAAACCCTTGGAGCGACCCAACTCCAAAACAATAATGCGATGCAATTGCTCCGTAGTATTGGGTACGCCTTCGATGATCATATTACGGAACCGCTGATTCGGTTGTACTACGAGTGGCTCCTCTTGGATCCGGACGTCCCCAACGACGAGAAGGGCGATTTCCACATCAATGCCCACGGATCGATTGCGTTGGTCGAACGAGCCATTCAGGATCAGACGATTGCACAAATGACACCTCTGGCCGAAAACCCGATTTTTGGCGTCGATCCGAAAAAGTGGTTCGCGGTGCTCGCGAAGAGTAAACATCTCGATCCCAGAGACTTCCAGTACACACCGGAACAGCAAGCGAAGATCGATGCGGCTCCAAAACCCTTACCTCCTGCGGTGCAAGTGATGCAGATCAAAGCCCAACTCGCGCAAGCACAGATGAAGCTCGACCAACAGCAATCACAGCAGGAAGCGCAACTGATGCAACAATTGGCCGAATTGGATCATCAGACGGAGAAAGCCATCGCCGACTTGAAACATCAGACATCTGTGATGGTCGCAAAATTGGGCCATGCGAGAGATACCGCCAACGCCCAGGTGCAGGCCAACCGCGCACGGGCCGAATTTACGCAGCGGATTGAAGAATTGAAACTCAAGCGGGAACTGGCGCTTATGGAGTATGCCAATACCAACGCGATGAATGTGGACACGTTGAAGGGGAAATTGGCGGACACCGCGGCCAAATTGAAAGTCCAAAAAGAACTCGCTGCGGCTGAACTTGCGATGGAGCAGCATATTTATGAAACCACACCGGCAAAGACGACCGGTTCGACCATGCGTCCTCCTGTGCAGACGCCTGGGAAAGCTCCACAAGGAAAGGCGTTCACCCAAGTATGAGCCTTCAATTGACGAACGCGGATCGGTTCTCGATCGTGATGCAGAAGTTGGTGGAACACTGGAAGGAGCAATTGGAGTACCTCCGTGGGCAACTGGAAGGGGCGAAGGGGATTGAGGAGACGAACATCTTACGGGGACGGATTCTGGAGATCCGGACGATGCTGAATGCGCAAACCCCTCCCCCTGAGATTCCTCCTGATCCTTTTACGCAAGCATAACTGATGCCAAAAGTGTGGTACACTTTTTGTAGAGCACCCATTCGCCATGGTGACGGATGGTGATGAACATGAGAACGGCGACGCTCTCATAAGGAGACGGAACATGGCTGAAACAGAGCAGGTTGCTGAACAGACAGACGTGGCGTTGACGGACGCGGAGTTAGAGGCATTAAATGTGCAAACTCTGGCTGACGCGGAAGCGGACGCGCAATTTAACGATGGGTTTACACAGGCCCATGTTGAGAAGCCGAAGGCCGACCCTTCGAAGAGGGATGCTCCCACGGGGGAGGAGACTTC